AATTACATGTTGGAAATGGGGGTCAAAGCGCAATATATCAAGCATTATACAGACACTACTATAGATCCTGATTTAAGCAGCAGGCTGAGAAATATCCTAAAGGAGAAATTTAATTCGGAGAAACCAGATGCCATCTGGTGTTCTGATATCACATATATCTGGACATTTGAAGGATTTATATATCTAACAAGTATAATGGATCTGCATTCACGAAAGATCATTTCGTGGGTACTGAGTGCTACGTTAGAAGCCAAGTATGTAATAGAAGTAGTGGAAAAGGCAAGAAAAAGAAGGAAGGCAGATAAACCATTAGTTATGCATACAGACCATGGGATACAGTACATATGTCGGGATTACGTAGAAGCTACAGCAGGAATGAGGAGGAGTTATTCCAAAAAAGCATATCCATTGGACAATGCCTGTATAGAATCGTTCCATGCATTGATAAAAAGAGAATGGTTGAATCGATTTAAGATACTGAATTATGATTATGCATATCGACTGGTATTTCAATATATAGAAACTTTTTATAATACAGTAAGAATTCATAGTCATTGTGGATATTTTTCACCAAATGAATATGAGATGGTGTATGAGCAGGAGTTGGAAAAGATTGAAAAAACCAATATTTTTTTGTTCCTTACTTGACACAGGCAGAGCTTGCGCTGATTAAGCGTAAAAGAAAGCTTTCTGAAAAAGAAATTATTCATTTAGAGCAGCCGAGAAATGACGCAGAAGAAAAAGAAGCTGTAGATAAAATCTATAATGATGTGGATACTTTGCAGGACTCCGTGCAGACCCGTGTAGAAGCTATGCGCGGCGAAGCATTGGCTACCGGAAAGCTTGTAATTAATGAAAATGGCTATAAAGCCACAATTGATTATGGTGTTCCGGCGGCTCATAAAAAAGCTTTCTCATGGTCATCCGGTACGCCGGATATTTTAGACGACTTAGATACGGCGGTTGATAAGATTGTAGATGACACGGGCTTTACGCCTACAAGGATTTTGACCTCTAAGAAAAACCTGAATATTATGCTGAAAAATGAAAAGATCAGAAAAGCAGTTTTCGGCGTAAACAGTGACAGGCTGCTGTCTAAGCAGGAGCTGAATACATTTTTAAAAGCGTTCGGCCTGCCGCAGATTGCAAACTATGATGCTAAATTCCGGGTACTAACTCCGAAGGGGATTTATATTACAAAACGGTATTTCCCGGAGAATGCATTTGTATTTATGCCCGATGGACAGCTTGGAGAAACTTTGTTTGGACTGACTGCCGAAGAGTTAGAGCTTAGGAAAAAGCCGGATGTAGATATTACGGAGATCGGCAATGTCATTATTGAGCAGTACGCGACAAATGACCCGGTTGCAAAATGGATTAAGGCAGTATCCACGGCGCTTGTAACATTTCCGTGCGCAGATCAGGTATTTATGGCGACAATCGAGTAAAAGGGTGGTGGTTTATGGTGTATACTAACGAGCCATGTTTCATACAAGAGCTTAAGGTTGCAAGGGCGTTCCTTGAAAATATAGGGTATACAGCTACAGCAGCAGATGAGCCTGCGCTGCGCTTTTGCATAGAGTCTGTACATAGTACAGTGAAAAATACAATTCACTGCAAATATGTTCCAAAAGAATTAGAACACATTGTAATGCGCCGGGTGATTGGCGAATTTCTGAAATCGAAAAAGGCTTTTGCACCGGGCGACCTTACGATGTTAGACCTTGACTGCGCAGTAAAGCAGATACAGGAAGGCGACACGAATATTACTTTTGCGGTTGGCTCTGGCAGCCTTACACCGGAGCAGCGCCTGGATAATTTCATAAACGGCCTTTTGAATACAGGGCAGGATGAAATTATGCATTACAGGAGATTAAAATGGTAAATGCTTTAGAGAAAGCAAGGGCTAGGGCAAAAACCTGTTTAGAGTCTGCCTATGAGGGTTTATGCACAGTCATAGAATGCTAGTATATAAGGGATTCGGTAGCTAAAATAAAGCAGCAGAAAGAAGTAGTGGTTTTGGAAAATCAGCCCTGCAGGCTGTCTTTTGAGAACATAGCCGCTACAGCGCAGACTGAAACAGCCGCAACTGTATCTCAGGGCATAAAGCTGTTTATGTCGCCGGAAATATCAATACAGCCAGGTTCAAAAATCCTTGTAAGGCAGAACGGCATGTGCGGCGTATATAAAGCAAGCGGTGAGCCTGCTATATACCGGACACATCAGGAAATTATGCTGGAGCTGTTTAAAGGGTGGGCATGATATGGGCAGAATGGGTCATTTTGATTTGCGGGAATTGCGAAAATTACAAGAGCGGCTGAACAGAGTAAGCGAACAGGAAATCAATGTTTTCCTTGAGGCCTGCGCAAAAGAACTCGCGGCAAGGCTTTTAGCCAAAGTCATAAAACGAACCCCCGTCGGGCAGTACCCGGCCAGTTCAGGCAAGACAGGAGGTACATTGAGACGTGGCTGGACGTCTGCTGGGACTGCCAACAGTAATGCAAAGCAATATGCAGAAAGCCTGACCGTACATCAGTACGGCGGGTATCTGGTAATTGAAATCATCAATCCGGTAGAATATGCATCTTATGTGGAATTTGGCCACAGGACGGCAGACCATACAGGCTGGGTGCCGGGCCGTTTTATGATGACCATATCAGAGCAGGAAATACAAAATATTGCGCCTGCTGTGCTTGAAAGAAAGATCAATAAATTTATGAGGGAGCATATGCAGTGATAAATTTAATTATTGAGGCGGTCAGTGCTGCTTTGGATACTGAATTCGGGGACGGCTACAGTATATATGCCGAAGAGGTACCACAGAATCTGGAAAGGCCATGTTTTTTCGTATCAAGTATGCTTGCAGATAGCACACGGTATCCGTCAAAACGGTATAAGCGTCAGAACCAGTTTGCGGTCCAGTATTTTCCATTGTCAGATATGAGCCCAAAACAGGAATGCCTGGCTGTAGCAGAGCGTCTGCTTTTGTGCCTGGAAATGGTTACTATAGCAGACGGCACAGGTTTTATTGAATATGATACACATTATGAAATAACAGACGGCGTACTCCATTATTTTACAAATTACAACTTCTTTACCAGAAAGCGTAAAGACTTTGACAGAATGGAAAGTATGCGGCACTCGTTCAGACAGAAAGGATAGGTGGCCGGCATGGCAGCAGAAAAGAAAACAGAAAATAAGTCAGAAAGCAAAACGGAAAATACTTACACTAAAGATCAGATTCTTATGTCAGAGAAATATGCAAAACGACGCGACCTGGTAAACGCGCTGCTTGAGGATGACAAGGAATATACAATTACGGAAGTAGATGCAATGATGGAAAAATTTCTGAAAGGTAAGGTGACAGGCTAATGGCATTTGGCGGCGGCGAATTTATCGCTCAAAATAAAGTCCTTCCAGGTACATATATCAATTTTGTATCTGTGGCAAGGGCAACCGCTACCCTGTCTGACAGGGGATATGTGACAATGCCTCTTGCTCTTGACTGGGGGCCGGATGACGAGGTTTTTACGGTATACAATGAGGATTTTCAGAAGAGCACACAAAAAGTATTTGGTTATCCATATACGCATGACAGCATGAAAGGGCTGCGTGATTTGTTTATGAATGCCAAAGTGCTTTATGCATACCGATTAAACAGTGGTGGCGAAAAAGCCGGGAACGAATATGCAACTGCAAAATATTCAGGTGTACGCGGCAATGATCTTAAGATCACAATTAAAACGAATGTAGATGACGACACACAGTGGGATGTTATTACGTATTTTGGCATTGATAAAGTGGACTCACAGACAGTGGCTGCGGTAAAATAGCTTGATGACAATGATTATGTGAAGTTCAAAAAGTTTGAGCTTGCGCCGGTATCAGGGGCGCCTTTAACTGGCGGTACAAATGGTGAAATTACCGGCACATCCTATCAGAATTATCTGGATAAGATTGAAAGCTATGCCTATAACACTATGGGCGTTGTAACGACAGACGAGATTATCAAACGGCTTTATGTTTCATTTAATAAACGGCTCCGGGATGAAATGGGTATCAAATTTCAGTTGGTTGTTTACAATTACCCGAAAGCTGATTATCTCGGAGTTATCAGCATCAAAAATAAATGCCTTGACGGTGTTTATAAGGATGATGACGGCAAGAAAGTGTATCCTGATGAAGCTGCTGCGGTTTACTGGACGACTGGTGCAGAAGGCGGATGCAAGGTAAATGCTTCGGTACAGAACCGGACTTATGACGGTGAGTATACCGTTGAAGCCGAATACACACAGGCAGAATTAATCGCGGCGATTAAAGCTGGTGAGTTTGTATTTCATTCTGTAAATGATGATATTCGGGTGCTTGATGACATTAATACGATGGTATCAACAACAGATACGTTTGGCGATGTATTCAAAGATAACCAGACTATCCGCGTATGCGACCAGATCGCAAATGACGACGCTTTGGTATTTGCAAACAAATATATTGGCCGGGTTCCAAATGATAAACCAGGGCGTAATGCTTTGTGGATGGATTTGGTCAAAATTAACCAGGAATTGCAGAAGCTTCGGGCAATCGAAGACTTTCAGGATACAGACGTTGTTGTGTACCAGGGCGATACGAAAAAATCAGTTGTGGTTGAAATGGCGGTCACGCCTGTTAATGCAATGTCAAAGCTGTATATGACAGTAACAATCTATTAATGGGAGGTGACAGAAATTGGCAGAAAAGAAAAATGCGATCATGCATGGCAAAGACACCCTTTACGCAGGGCTTGCAGAGTGCTACGCAACGATTGAAGGCCGGCGGTACAATCTCATGCAGGCAATTAACCTGGAAGCAAAATTCACGAAGAAAAAGACAAAGGTTCCAATACTTGGAAAGACCGGCAAAGGCAATAAAGCCAACGGCTGGGAAGGTACCGGCAAAGCTACTTTCCATTATAACACATCCGTTTTTCGTGAGCTGATGCTGAGGTATAAAGATACCGGCGAGGACATTTATTTTGATATGCAGATCATTAATGACGACCCTACCAGTGACGCTGGCAGGCAGGAGATAGACCTGATCGACTGCAACTTTGATGATGGCATTCTTGCAAAGTTTGATGCGGATGCTGAATATCTCGACGAAGAAATG